ACCCAACACAACACATACAAAACAATCGAACTCTCAACCGAACTTTCGTTTGCTTTCAAGTGATCAAACCTACGTTTTTCTTTAAACCAACGTTTAGTTAATTTCCAACTGTTTACTATGGCATCATTGAGCTACTCAACTGCGTGCTTGCCAACGGAGTCTCAATTGGCTGAATTGAGACAAATTAAGAAAGGTGCAACTTGGTTTTCTGCGAAACCAGTTGAAGTTTATGTGCCCGCTTGGGTGAAGAAGGCTGAACAGAATCTGCGTTCTGTTCGAGCTAAGCTGGCACACGAGGCGGCTCGTCAGGAGTCAGCTTTTGAAAAGTTCGAAGCTGCATTTGCAGCTCGCAACTTAGTAAAGAGTGACACTGCAAAGGCGAGCAAGCCAAAGCCAACCACTGCTGCGTTAACTTCTAAGGGGTTTAAAATTCCTTATAAATCAGTGGTTCGAAAGGAATGGCGTGTTTCCAAGAAAAACACGCTTGGCAACTGTGGAGAAAACGTCATTACTGGCGTTTTAGTGACGGAACCTGTTAAGATGTCACTGGTTGACATCAAGAGTGGAGTGAAGCGAGCAACATCCGTGTCACAGAGAAAGTCTAAACTGTTCAAGAGGCCTTCTCTTAAATCATCTTGCATTGATAGCCTCATTCGAGCTCTTGTCAAGATTCAAATGAAGAAGTGCAAGAGTGTTGAAGTAATCGGAAATCGAGCGCTGAAAGTTAATTTCCGGAAGACTCGTTTTGGCATTCGAAGCTTTGTCCAAACACATCATGAGCGTGGTAATTTTAAGAAACGAGATTACCCAACCACAGTCAATGAACGACAGAGCATTAAAGATCTACTTCGAGGAATGAAGCAGAGATGCATATCGACAGCCGAGCTTGATAAAGGGGATAGTGGAATGGTTATAACTAGTGGGGAATTAGTTGGTAATCACTCCAACTACATTGACGATCTGTTTATAGTGCGTGGATCTTGTGGGACACGGGTATATAATGCACTATTAACTCAAAATTTGGATGTAGTCCACAGCATGAAACATTACTCGAATGTTGACCAGATCTTTTGGCGTGGATTTAATCGATCATTTTTGAAGTATAAGAGACCAGTGACGGATCATAATTGTGCATCAACATTTAGTGTTGAGAAATGTGGTTCGATTGCAGCAATTGTTTGTCAAATGCTACTTCCGTGTGGCAGAATCACTTGCCAGGAATGTGCAGAAAATTACAGGAAGTTGTCGCAGACTGAGAGGATACAGAGGTTGAAGGAGCATGTCCAGGAGTATTTTGACATTATAAGAAAGGATTTTGCTGAATTCATTCATGTCGAATCATTTCTTGAGTCGCTCTTGTATTTAATTGATGAAGGGAAGAAAACTGGATTTTACGATCAATACAAGGAAACAATGTTCAAACTCTGTGCACCGTCAGACCACATTTGTGATGAGATTCAGAGAGTTGAGGGTGCTGATTTGGCAGCTTTAATCGTTCAGACTGTAGCTCCATGCACCACGCTTGGTTGTACTAAGTGTTCAAAGCGCTTACAAGACCTTAGCACGGCAGAGCTTGATGAATTTTTGTCGATTTGCCGGCAGAAAAATCTTCTACTGAGAGAGAAAATTCTGTTTGGTCATGATGGGATTAAGAAAGCACTAGATTGGTGTTCGAAATCGACAGCTCAAGTTGGAGATACGACAGCTAATCTTGAAGTCGTACGAATCTGCCAAAACCACGAAGCGAAGCAAATGCAGGACATTAAAATCATTAATGAAACACTCTTGCGTGGTCAGCGGGCAACTCTTGCTGAATCAGAAAATGCAGCTAAGGCACTTTTGAGTGTGACTCAGTGGTTCAAGAATCACTACAGTGCAATCCAGGCAAATGACCTCAAAAGTTTTAGGAATAAGATTTCACAGAAGTTACTCATTAATCCGAGTTTGATTTGTGATAATCAATTGGATGTAAATGGGAATTTTGTGTGGGGCCAACGAGGTTATCAGTCTCTTCAAATCTTTAGAGATTATTATGACACAGTTGTGAGCGGTTCGGGATACTTGCAGTATGAAAACCGTACGTTTCCGAACGGTTCGAGGAAGTTGGCTATTAGGAATTTGATAGTTCCTATGGATATTGAACGATTACGTGAACACTTTGTGGGTGAAAGCATAGAGAAGGTTCCCTTGACTGAAGAGTGCGTTAGCAGAATGAACCGAGGTTTTGTTCATGCATGCTGCTGTGTCACCGATGATAGAGGTGAACCATTTTACTCACAGGTTAAACCGCCAACCAAGAGACACATGGTAATTGGAGGAGCTGGGGATGACAAGTATGTGGATATGCCTGACCTAGGTGATATACATATGTATATTGTTAAGGATGGTTATTGTTATCTGAATGTATTCTTGGCTATGTTAATAAATGTTAATGAGTCCGAGGCGAGGGAATTTGTTAAGATGGTGAAGAATGTGGTTATTCCGAAGCTAGGTAAATGGCCAAAGTTGACGGACCTTGCAGTGATGTGTTACGCGATCTCAGCTGCATTCCCTGAAACAAAAACAGCTGAGTTACCTCGGATTTTAGTTGACCACAAAAACAAGATGATGCATGTTATTGACTCATATGGGTCACTAACTGTTGGGTACCACATCTTGAAAGCTGCTACTGTAACCCATTTAATCTCGTTTGCTGCGGACCAATTGGACAGCGCTATGAAGGAGTATAGAGTTGGAGGTATGTTGGAAGGTGTAGATGAAGCTTCAATAATAAAATTGTTGGCGAAAGCAATCTTTAAACCAAAGGTTCTTCGTCAGTTATTGGAAGATGAACCGATGTTGATCATTTGTTCTATCATCTCGCCTAGTGTTATGCGAAGCATGTATCGTCATGGCATATACGATAAGATAATCAGGATTTGGTTGAGTAAGAATAATGACTTGGCTACTGTTGCAGCAGTACTACAGTCACTTGCACAAAGGGTTGATAAGGTGAGTGTTCTTCAAGAACAAATGAGAATAATTGCGTCTGAGGGAAAGACGATGAGTTCCTTGACTGAGGGTGTCAAGTGCACTTGTCATAGTCGTGGCTTAGCATTATTGATTCTGCGATCAATAGTAGCTAATCATGAGACCGATGAAGTTCTTATTCGAAATGGTTTTCTGAGCCATACAACACTGATCGAGGAAAAAAGAGAGGAATGGTACAGAGAGATCTTACAAACGGAATTTCGAGGTTTAAGTGTGTTTCGCAAATCGCAATTTGCTTATCGTACTATTATTTCAAAACTGCGAAACATAAACTGTACAAAACCTACCAGCGAAGAAATTTCAATAAAGCAGTTTCAACGCTCAGGCAAGTGGTTACAAATGAAAAAGGACTTGTTAATCAACTCCACGGTTGACTATAAGACAAAGTTGTCAACGAAATTGAAACAACGGATTAGAAGGAAGATTGCAAATGTTTCAGTTTCATTGTTGTGGCAAAGTTTGCCTGATTTTTGTCAGATGCTCAACGTAGTTATTATGTGTAACATGGTAATCCAAGTTTTCTGGTTTTTCAATAGGATCGTTAGTGATCGGAAAGCTCGGTTACAAATGGAGGCAAACAAGAGATATATTGAGCAACGAACTGCGGTTAATGAGTTGTATGACAAGTTCGTTAAGCAGAGAAGCGTGTTACCAACTGAGGAGGAATTTTTAGCACATGTTGATGAAATTACACCACATTTGGTTGAAGCTGCTAACGATGAGATATCTGATTTTGTTAGCTTTCAAGCGAAATCGAAGGACATGTTTAAGTTGGAACAATGTGTGGCTTTTGTGGCTTTAGTGTTGATGTTGTTTGATAATGAACGAAGTGATGCGGTTTTTAAAATTCTTAATAAATTGAAAACTACGTTCACTACCATTTGTGGTGGAGTCACACATCAGAGTTTGGATGATGTTCTAACAGATACTGAGAGGAATTTAACAATCTCTTTTGATTTGGAGTCACACACATCGGAAGAATCACAGTTGTTTGACACTCGGTTTGATGGATGGTGGGAAAATCAGCTAGTGAATAATCGAACAATTCCAAATCATCGTCTGTCGGGTTTGTTAGTTGATTTCACGAGAGAGAATGCAGCTCAAGTTGCAACAAAGATTTCTAAAGGCCTTTATAACACAAAGGAATTTATTATTCGAGGAGCTGTTGGTTCAGGAAAGTCTACAGGTTTACCAGCGTATTTATGTCAATCTGGATCTATTTTGATTCTCGAACCGACACGACCGCTGGCAGAGAATGTGTATCAACAATTGGGAAGAGCTCCATTCAATATTGATGCTACATTAAGGATGAGAGGGCGAAGTGTATTTGGTTCGCGACCTGTTACGGTTATGACAACTGGTTTCGCATTACACTTAGTGGCAAACAACATATGCATGTTTGACAAGTTCGATTATATAATGTTTGATGAATGTCATGTGATGGATGCCAATGCTATGGCTTTCTATTGTTTGTTGAAAGATTGCAAGTATGACGGAGTTGTTTTGAAAGTGTCTGCAACACCGCCAGGTAGAGAGTGTGAATTCAAAACACAGCATGAGGTGTCAATTGCAAAAGAGGATCGACTGACTTTTGATCAATTCGTTCTGGCTCAGGGCACTGGTGCAAATGCTGATGTCACGAATAGAGGAAATACAATTTTGGTGTACGTTGCAAGTTACAAGGAGGTTGACACATTGAGCTCAAAACTACTGTGTAAGGGGTACCTTGTGACAAAGGTTGATGGTCGGACGATGAAGGTTGGATCAACAAACATCGATAGCAAGGGAACAGATGTTCAGAAACACTTTATAGTGGCAACGAACATTATTGAAAACGGTGTTACGCTTGATATTGATGTTGTTGTGGATTTTGGACAGAAAATCGTTGGTGAATTAGACACTGATGGTAGATGTCTGAATTATGTTAGGCGACCAGTTAGTTATGGGGAGAGAATTCAAAGACTTGGTCGAGTTGGTAGATTCAAACCTGGACATGTTTTACGTATTGGTCACACAGAAACAGGTATCCAGGAAGTTTCTGCGCTAGTTGCAACGGAAGCAGCTTTTTACTGCTTTGTTTATGGGCTACCTGTTATGACACACAATGTTACAACAGGATTTCTTGGTCGTTGCACTACGGAACAAGCACGAACAATGTTACAATTTGAGATTGATATAAATTATATGTATGAATTGGTTCGTCATGATGGGATGATGCACCCTGCGATTCATGATTATCTCAAGAAATATAAATTGAGGGATTCTGAGACTAGATTGTCGGAACTAGCAATGCCAACATGGGCAACTTCTAAATGGAAGAAAGCTAGTGAATATGTAAAACTTGGTTGTCATGTTTCGTGCAACGGTGATACAAAAATTCCTTTTCTTGTGAATGGAATTTCTGATAAGATGCATGAAGACATATGGGATTTGGTGAAATTATATCAGAAGAGCAATTGTTTCAAACCCATCAAATCTGCTTGTGCTGCAAAGATTGCATACACTCTACAAACCGATTGGACATCAATCGGACGATCAATTGGAGTGATAGATCAATTGATCGCTGACGAGATGACTAAGAGAGCACATTTTGAATCCATGCGTGCGAGTACTGTTGGACCAGGATCGTTTACGCTTCAAAGCATTGTTAACCTGATTAAAACTCGAAACATGGTTGACCACAGTGCTGACAATATAAGGAAATTGCAGTCGGCCAGGAATCATCTGCTTGAATTTGAGTCAAGACACATTGATGCACGTGATCCTAATGAGTTGGAAGCCATTATGGAGTGTCCAGCAGTGGCGACAGTGTTACATGAAAGTGCACCTGAAGTTTCTGAATTCTTGGAGTTGAAAGGAGTGTGGAATTATTCTCTGATTACCAAAGATTTGTTAATTTGTGGAGGAGTTTTGATAGGAGGAATGTACATGGCTTACTCCTGTTTCACTCAAGCAGTTGGAGAAGTTGTGCACCACCAGGGTTTCGGTAAGAGACAAAGACAGAAGCTGAAGTTCCGAAGAGATAGGGATAATCGTGATGATTATTTTATCCATGGTGATGAGGCTACAATCAGAAAAACTTTTGGTGAGGCTTACACTGTGAAAGGGAAGAAGAGTGGTCACACACGTGGAATGGGGACCAAGAAACACAAATTTACAAATATGTATGGATTTGACCCAACGGAGTACTCCCAAATTCGATTTTTGGATCCATTAACTGGTGTCACAATTGACAGTGGAGTTAATGCTCAGATCGACTTAATTCAGGATGATTTTGGTACTATTAGAATGCAACATGTGGAGGACGATCTCCTGGAGCGCCAGGCGATAACAGGGAGTCCGGGGATCAAAGCATTCTTCTTGAAACATGGATCGGACAAAGCCTTAGAAGTTGATTTGACCCCGCATCGCGCGCTAATGGTTGGGGTGAATAGCAATAATATTGCTGGATACCCTGAACGTGAAGGTGAGCTAAGGCAAACCAGTCCTCACAGTGTGATTGATGCTAGTTCGGTACCAAAGGAAAATCCATACAATTTAGAGCAAGTGAAAGAGGAAAGTAAGTCTTTGTGTAAGGGGCTTCGTGACTATACACCGATCTCAAATTCAATATGTGTTTTAGTGAATGAGAGTGATGGTCATACGGAACAATTGTATGGAATTGGATATGGTGGAATGATTATCACAAATGGGCACTTGTTCAAACGTAACAATGGGCGTTTAACTATGAAAACTAATCATGGGGAGTTTCTCATAAATTCAACACCGACGTTACAAATACATCAAGTGCATGAAAGGGATTTGATTGTCTTTAAAATTCCAAAAGACATGCCACCATTTCCAAGGAGGTTGAGATTTAGACAGCCATGTTCGAAGGACTTGGTTTGTTTGGTTGGGGCTGATTATCAAACAAAGTGCATTCGACCAACAGTCTCGGGAACTAGCTCTACAGCGCAGAAAGATTCAAGTCATTTTTGGAAACACTGGATATCTACCAAGAGAGGACAATGTGGTTTACCTTTAGTTTCTTTGAATGATGGACAGATTGTTGGAATTCACAGTTTGACATCTACAGATGATGTTGTTAACTACTTTGTGGCGTGTCCGTCAAACTTTCATGAGGCATACTTGGATCACATTGAAGCTTTGAATTGGGAAAAGAATTGGCGGTACAACACAGATCTAGTGAATTGGGGTTCGCTCACATTGTTGAAGTCACAACCCACAAATTTATTTAAGACTTGTAAGCTAGTGTCTGATATCTCAGAATCAGTTCAAGAGCAAGGCTTTTCAGATGAGCACACGAGGTTAACCAAGCATCTGAATGGGAACTTAAAGCAAGTAGGAAATTGCCCTGGAAACATGGTTACAAAACATGTGGTTAAAGGGAGGTGCCAATTGTTCGAATTATACCTTAAGGAAAATCCACTGGCAATGAACTACTTCAAAGACAAACTTGGTTTTTATCAGAAGAGTCGCTTGAATAAAGAAGCATATGTAAAAGATATTATGAAATATTCAAGCATAATTGAAGTTGGTCTCGTGGACTCAGCCACATTTGAAAGAGCAACTAATGCTGTGATTAGTTTGCTACTATCGCTTGGATTTGCTGATAGACATTATGTAACAGATGGGAAAAGCATACGACAGAGTTTGAATATGAATGCAGCTGTTGGTGCTTTGTACTCAGGCAAGAAAAAGGATTACTTCGAAGAATTCACTGACGATATGTTTGAGCAAATTGTGGAAGATAGCTGCTTTAGACTTTTCAGTGGAAAGCTTGGAGTGTGGAATGGATCCTTAAAAGCAGAGTTGAGGAGTATGGAGAAGGTCCAGGCAAATAAAACCAGGTCTTTTACAGCAGCACCCCTGGATACGTTGCTTGGCGGGAAGGTGTGTGTGGACGACTTTAACAACACTTTCTATGAAACTTGTTTGAAAGGACCATGGACTGTTGGGATTTCAAAGTTTTACGGTGGTTGGAATGAGTTTTTGAATGAGCTTCCGGAGGGGTGGATTTATTGTGATGCTGATGGTTCGCAATTTGACAGTTCATTGACACCATACTTAATCAATGCTGTTTTGGAAATCCGCACACAATGCATGGAGCGGTGGACTATTGGTGAAAGAATGCTTGAAAATCTATACACAGAGATTGTGTATACACCAATTGCGACACCGGACGGATCCGTGATCAAAAAGTTTAAAGGCAATAATAGCGGTCAACCATCGACAGTTGTTGACAATACTTTAATGGTGATGCTTGCTATGGAATATAGCAAGTTGAAAGATTCGAATAAATTAAATGAGGAGTGGATCAAATACTTTGCGAATGGTGATGACTTGATTATTGCTATACACCCCAAGAAGGAAGAATTTTTGGACTCGCTAGCTGCTCACTTTACGAGTCTTGGGTTAAAATATGACTTTTCCTCTCGGACAAGGAACAAAACGGATTTGTGGTTTATGTCGCATAGGGGAATCAAATATGATCAAGTGTTTATACCCAAACTTGAAATTGAACGGGTTGTGTCCATACTGGAATGGGATAGGAGTACGGAACCGGAACACCGCTTGGAGGCGCTATGTGCAGCTATGATTGAGGCATGGGGCTATCCTGAATTGTTGTACCAAATTCGCTTGTTCTACAAATGGGTTCTAGAACAAGCACCATTTTCAGAGATAGCAAAGATTGGAAAAGCCCCATACATAGCAGAAACAGCGCTAAAACATTTATATCTTGGTGGAGAAGTGCAGGCAAGTGAGTTGGAACGGTACACTGCTTTACTCACTGATTATTTTGATGATAGTGAGATTGAAACCAACGTAGTTGAGCATCAGAGTGGTACTGGATCATTCGATGCAGGCGAAGATCCAGCATCACAAAGAGAGGGTGAGACATCAACGGCTTTGGTGAAGGATAAAGGAAAGGATGTCGACGTTGGTTCCATGGGATCGATGAGTGTACCACGCCTGAAGAGTGTTACAGGGAAGATCAGGTTTCCAAAGATTAAGGGCAAGGATGTGTTGAACACAGAATTTCTGTTACAGTATGTCCCAGAACAAACCCGTTTATCGAATAAGCGTGCTACGGATCAACAATTTGAACAATGGCATCGAGCAGTCATGGAAGCATATGAGGTGACTGAAAATGAAATGAAAATAATCCTTGATGGTTTGATGGTTTGGTGTATTGAGAATGGAACATCAATGGATTGAAAGGGGAATGATTATGATGGATGGTGATGAACAACGAACATACCCGCTGCAGCCAATAATAGATAATGCCAAACCAACATTTAGAGCTATTATGACTGCATTCAGTGACGTTGCTGTAGCGTACATTGCAAAGCGAAATTCAGTAGAACCATATATGCCGAGATATGGTTTACAGCGAAATTTAACTGACATGAATTATGCCATATGCGCATTCGACTTTTTCGAAGTAACATCTAAGACACCGGCACGGGTGAAGGATGCGTATTACCAAATGAAGGCAGCAGCAATTGGCACTGGCCAGCGAAGGTTGTTTGGTTTGGATGGTAATGTTGGGACACAGGAGGAGAACACGGAAAGACACATGGCTACCGACGTCAATCGTGATATGCATTCACTTTTGGGTGTCAGGATGGCTTAGTCCGTAGGGGAAGGATTTTATCTTAAGTACTCTATCGTTAGAATTCTCGCCTTTACTTTTAAAATGCATGTGTGGGAGTTTCTCTTGAGGTGCATCTTTATTAGTTCTTAGCTTGTTTAAGTCATAGTGCAAAGTAGTGAGAATTATCTCGAGGAAAATGCATTATGATCTATATAAGCTAAGAACTAATAAAGATGCACC